AACGGTCAATCAGCCCGTGCTGACTTTCGGACAGGATTGTGCCTTGACGAACTTCCCGCTCCACTCTCTCGTCGGCACGATGACGGCGACCATCAACGACACCACGACCACAATGAATACTTCCGACATTCTCAAGCAGGTTCTCCGCCTGACTTCCTACGCCGACAACAAGAAGTCCCGCACTTGCCCGACGATGGACGACACTTACCAGTCCTATAACTCTGCCTATGGTGCTATGAATAACCCCCTAAACGGCTGGGCGGACAGTCAGCAACCCGCCTTTGTGCCTAACGGTGCTTACCCGCAGGTGGTATTCACCAACGCCACGGGAACTGTTCTGGTTGGAAACACATCTTACGCCACGACTTCCCCTGCTGGTGGCGCACAGACGATTACTGTTGTAGATGGTATCCCTGTGCGTGATGCGACGAACGACTTGGTGGGCTACACTCTCTTCGTGCAATTCACTTCCACGGAGAAACTTGTGCTGTCTCCTTTCATCTTTGCTAACTCCGCCCAGTGGGAGACGGGTCTGTTCGGCATCAACTCTATCCAGATTGTATGCAATATGGTAGCCCCGAGCCGTGTAATCCGTTCCACGACGCAGAATGGTCGCACCATCAACGCGGTTGCCTATCGCCCTTCCGCTTCCTTCACTAATTCGCAGATGCTTTTTCAATTTTTAACACCGTCTTTAGATTTACCTTTGCCCCCAAAAAGCGTAGTCGAGTATCTCGAGTATCCCCGTTATATCACGAACTTCACGGGTCTGAATACGGCTATCGGTGGTTCGGAGACGCTCCAGAGCCAGACCATCGTTCTCCCCCAGATCCCTGATATGCTACTCATCTTCTGCCGTCCCCCTTCTTACACGGACACGACACAGGCTGATTGGATGTTCCCGCCCGAGCGTATTACAATCAACTTCGATAACTTCTCTGGTCTGCTCTCGTCGCACCAGCAAGTTCAGTTATACCAGATGGCGGTGCATAACGGTCTGGATATGGACTTTGCGGAGTGGATTGGCTCGGCGAAGATTGGTCGCACGGGTGGTAATGTAAGCACGGTGGGCGGTTTCCTTGTTCTCAAGCCCGGCACGGATATTACGCTCCAGAGCGGACAAAGTGCCGGGCTTTCAGGCAGTTTTACCCTGCAATTTGGTCTAACGGTTCGCAATAACTCACCGGCAGTGGTTTCCCAGTATCAGATCGTAGTGGTGGCGGTGAATGGTGGCTTCTTCGAGTCCCAGTCTGGCTCTTCTCGCGTGGTTAAGTCCGTGCTGTCCGAAGCCGATATCATCTCCGCTCCCCCTGCTGGAAATGCCGAAGGTATGCGTCGCCTTGTGGGACACGGTTTCCTTTCCAACCTTGGCTCTGCCTTCACGAAGGCGAAGGAGATCTTCAACAAGGGCAAGGAGATCTACGAGAAGACCAAGCCGTATGTGTCGCAGGTTAAGAATATGCTTCCCGACACGGGCGTTCTGGGTGCTATCAAGAGCGGTGCGACGCAACTCGGATACGGTGCTTCCGGCGGTGCAATGAGCGGTGGTCGCAGTCGCAAGTCTCTGGCTTCTCGCTTAATGTAAGCAGTTGCCGATTAACCATTTAGTAATCTTCAGATTAACCGATTAACAATCGCTTAATCTGTGGTGTAAATCGTGCCGATTAAAAATATATGGTATGTTTATAGAATGCTACGCAGAGAACCCGGTCTGATTGAAGCACATAACGCCCAAGGAGAACTCGCCCACGAAAGGGCTATGGAACGCTTTTCCCAGCATCCGCAGTTAAATGGTAATGGTAAAGTTCGCCGTCAGCGTCAGAAGGAACACGAGATGGCTCATAATCCCGAGATGTCCGGTGGTTCTGCACCCCGTGCTATGAGCCGTCTTGTAGGACACGGTAAGCGGAAGCCCAGAAAGGCGAAGAAGGCAGATAGTTCATCGGAGAGCGATGAAGAGATGAGCGGTGGTAAGAGCCAACGCTATACTTCTGCTGGTATGTCTGATCGTATGGCTTCCCCTTTCCATACCGACCATCTGGAAGGCGGTGCGAAGCATCCTGCTTATCACCAAGGCAAGATGTTGGCGGAGTTCATTCGTTCCAAGCACGGCGACGAACACGCTCATCAAATGCTCCACGGTATGCTCCACGGAAACGGGTTTTTTGGAGACTTGTGGGGTAAGATTAAGAATGAGATTGTAAATCCCGAGAGCGACCTACGCCGTAAAGTCCTGCCTACTGCTACGAAGATTGCGACGGCAGTTGCTCCTTTTGTTCCTGGCGTTGGAACAGCCGTTGCTGTTGGTCTGAATGGACTAAATCAAGCGAATAATATGGCTACGAAACTACAAGGACACGGCACTCGCCACACTCCCCGTGGTCGTGTAGCCGAAGCACAGATGAGAGCCGAGATGGGTAATGTATATCACGCTCCTACTATGCCCGGTCGTGGTCGTCCCCGCAAGGGTATGGGACAGCCTAATGGTGTAAGTGAAGCCCTTGGAACTCCCAGTAATGGTGCAGACCCCAGTGGAGCGGTCGATGTGGGTCGTGTAGCCAATCCGGCTCTTGACTTTTCTCGTAATACAGTGGGTATGGGACGAGTTCATCCTACATCACACCCCCGTGGTCGCCTTCCTGCTTCATCTGCTGGTGTATATTTCAGTGGTGGTATGATGAGCGGTGGCTACGGCGGTATCAATCACCAGAACCCTACTGGAACGCTAAACACGGGTGCTGGTAAGAAGCGTCGTGCGAAGGCGGGTGCTTCCGACGCAAGAAAGAAGCGTGGTGCAGAAGTATCCCGACTGATGAGAGAAAAGGGTATGACTTTGGGACAAGCGTCGAAACATATCAAAGAACACGGATATTAATAGGCTATAAAAAATCTATGGGAATACTATAGAATGGCTGTCAATCGCATCGCAGAAGGATATGTGAAACAGCCCAAAGTCCGATTTCCTTCGGAGTTTAATGCCTTATATGATAAACCCCGTGAATATTTTATGGGCGGTTCTCGCCCAGCAACTATGACGATTAGTTATCCTATGGAAATCCCTTCGCAGACTTATCACGAAGAACTCCGCAAAGCACAACACGCATACGATTTAGCGACTATTGCTTCTCGTCGGCATTTTCAGCACACGACTTTCCGTGAGCCGAGACCCGGTCGTGTGATTACTAATCCCATTAACAACGGACAGCGTCCTTTCCAGACTTCTGTGAGCGGAACAATCAGCCCCCTGCAGGTATATCCCGGTGGTCTTGGGACTTTTGTATATAACCAGCACCATCTACGCGGTGGTGTATTATCCAGTATTGAAGGTCAGAAATACGCAAGAAATATCCTTGATCGCCGTGCATCTCAAATCCGTCAAATGGAGAACCCAGAAGCACCACCACCCGCAGGGAATATTCTATCACCTATTGAAACCGATAAACTGGAACTCTATCAGATACTCGCAGAAGTCCTTGATAATGTGGATAGTGGAAACTACACGGATAGTATATTCGGCATTATTCGCAGGTTTGCGGGATTGCTAATCAAGGTTGCCGTTGAATTGGATACGGAAGACTTACAGAAGTTGTTTAATGCTGTTAGAGACACGGTAGAGACCGAGCGTTCTGAAGCGACAATGTCCGACCATCGTGGAGTGAATAGTCAAGGCACTTTCTTGGAAAATCGTCGTAATGCTGGTAAGGCAGAACTGGCTTACAATCAACTATCTAAAATACTGGTATTCCTTGGGGACTTGATTGCGGGTGATTTCGGTAATCTACAAGAGAGTGCGAAGCGTCTATTGATAAAGAGTTCTATAAAGCGATCTGGTCTTGCTTCTATCCACCCTGTAGCACCCCGTGCCTTTGCAGGACAGACACCAGTAGCACCTGGGGTAGTGCCTTCACCTGCTCTTGGCGGACTACCACCACCGCCCCCACCCCCTTCAGCACCGCCTTCTCCTGGGGGTGAAGAAGAAGAAGAAGAAGAAGAAGAAGAAGAAACCCAAAGCCCCGTCCCGCCTTTTATGGAACAGCCCCCCCGTCCTGCTCCAACCCCCGCACCACCCATAGATGCCTTATCATTAGGGCGAAATGAAGTTGCTACTGCTTATAGGACACGCGACAAAGACGCTATGATTGATATAATGACCCGAATGGCTCGTGATGGATTGCTTAACCTACACGGAAACATTAACTTAAGCAGTCGAAGTGCTGTGAAACTTAAGAACTTATTCAACATTAAGACGGTCGGTCGCGTGAAGCCAATTGCATAAACCGATAACCGATAACCGATTGGGAGAAGATAATAACCGCCATATACTATGGGAGTTATTATCTGGGGTATTACTGGGAAAAGTGGAAATCCCAAATTATATAATTTCTGTTTCAATCGGTTATCGGTTATCGGTTAGCAGACTTGGACTATCTTTCCAGTCTTTCCCATAATGTAGCCTTTGAACTTGAGTTGGCTATAATGCTTCTTCATCCACTTATATAACTTATTAATCTCGGCTTCGTGCAAGTGCGGGTCATCGTCTTCCTTCAGTTCCATAAACACTTTGTAAGCACCGCAATCCAAATGGGAGAAGACCCAGAACTCTTGAATGTCGTGGAGTTCCAAAGCAATATCTAAATGTTCTTTTAAAACCTTCTTCCACGCCGGTTTATCATTCGCACCAAGTTCAGAACCAGCGAGAGCGAATAGGTCATAATCATTCTTAACATACTTCTCGTGGATAAGAAAATCTGCTAACATTTTCGTGAAGCGTGGGTCTATACAAGCCAGAACGAAGGTATGAGCCATCCTATATTCAGTCTGGCGATTATTCTTTTAGAATATATTCCTTCTGCTGATTTACGGAATGACCCATCGCTTCTGCATCCTTCTTCATCTCTTCCAGTTCATTACCATACTTACCCGAGAGATAGATATGACGGAGCATAGAAGAGCCAACCTTCTTCCCGAAGACTTTATTCAGCATTCGTGTGATAGCATTCACACTATTGAGCGGAGACCCATCGTGTGCTACAAGTAGTTTGAACTCCTTTACCTTTGGCTTGTTTAGCGGGTGGTATTTCAGAAAGAGTTCAATCGCCTTCAGCAGGGGCTTCTCATCCGTGTCCGGGATAGGCTCTTTCTGTTCGCCATAAGTCTTCGAGGTCTTATACTTGTTAAAGATGAACTGCTTGGTTGCAAGATCCAGATAGTTCTTGTCCTTCGGCATTTCAGCGTCCCACTTCTTCACGACATACATATCCATATAGTCCTGATTACGGCGGGGAGCAATATCCGTATAGAGCGATAGAACGATAAACCTTAAAAGTGTGTCGTATGCAGAAGGAGTGATATGTCTCCCAGAAACATTCTCGCTAATGACTTTCGCCATTGCCTTTTTAATCTCCTGAACTTGCTCCCAAGTAATCCAGTTCTCATCTTGCTTTTCGGACTTGGTGTTGGGTTCTTTGTCGGACTTGTCTTTACTTTCCATCATCTTATCATACCAATACTGGTAGGCTTTCTTGTAGGTCGCCTTGTCTTTAAAGAGCGAAAGGGTGCTAACAATGGCGGTAATATAGTTGCGTTGCGTAGCGGGTGCGAACTTCTCAAGACTGCTATGTATCGTATCGTAGTTCTTCAGCCAAGCAAGGTTGTTGAATGGGGTCTTGTTGTGGAGACTGTGGAGCGTCTGCAAATACTGGTTCGCACTACTCTCGCTTATCTCACGAGTGGTTTGGAGCGACTTCGCAAGTTGTAGCATAAACTCGGATACACGCATTCCGGACATCGTGTTATATACTTGTAGCCAACATTATTTGCCGGGAAGATTACCGCAAGTAGAACACCGCCACTTGGCGTGAAAGATTTGATGGTAGATTGTAATAGAAACCATAGAAGCGATCACAATATCACGCATAGACCAACTCATACTACTATAGATTACATAAAAACTGCAGAAAAACCCCCGCAAGGTAATAATGCAGGGGCTACTTTATTACTAAATGTAAATATCTTAATGCTTATATGGCGTTTTCAAGTAAAAAATCCGGATTTTTTACTCGTATTTCTCATATAAGGATTGATTTGATTACAATATGTAAATAAATCAATCGTTATTATTACCAGCGGTAAATATCTCGCAAATATTTCTTGCATATAGTAGATGTTCCGGAGTATTTACACACACACCCGAGATATTTATGTTGAAGTAATGAAGAAGCGGATCAGATATCACATTCCAACCTACGGCGAAGGGGAAGTCTTGAAAGTATTATCAATACAAAGAAAGCCTGATGGGTTTATTCTTGAGTTGGAAAGAAACCCCACGCCCAACCAATCCTTATTATATTCTATCCGTAGGGCAGATGACCCACCGAGAGAATATATTGAAACGCCTTCGCCTTCCCAAAGACACCCATCTATCACTTCCCGAGTTAGCAACAGCATTTGATATACCAGAAGAAGCCCTACAGGAGATTTTTAATCGTGGAGTAGGGGCTTGGAAAAATAACATATCGTCGGTTCGACTGAAGAAGGACTTCAGTAAGAACTATAACATCTTCAAGTTCCCAAGATCCGCGAGACTTCCAAAAGAGATGTGGGCGATGGCTCGTGTATATTCATTCCTTGATAAGGGGACGACCTATCATACAGCCGACGCTGATGTTGCAAAGAGATATGGATTATGAGTTGTATGAAATCTTCATCTGCGTCGTATTCACTACAGTCGCTACAGATGTAGCACTATTGCCTTGTATCTTCACGACGATTTGCTGAACTCCAGCCACGATTGAATAACCAGAAAAAGGGACACAGAAGTATTGACCTATTGTTGCGTTGATAGGAAGCGATACGAACTGTGATGGAGAGATTAATGTTGTTCCAGTTGTCCCGCCGAACACTTGAATATTACAAGAGTTGTTGGCTGATGTTATCGCCACGGTGTTTTGTAAGATGAGAATACCGCTCACTTGAACTGAACCGTATGCTAAAGTTATGGTGGGGGTAGAACTCCAAGTCAAAGTCTGTTGAGTGGTTGTAAGAGTGGGAAAGGAAGTGGAAGCGGTATAGTTTGTCGTCGTAGGCGGGGCAACCCATTTGTATCCAAGATTTGTTCCCGCCGACTGTAGAACATACCCAGCCGAGCCTTGGTTTGTCCCGTTAAAGTTGTCATTAATACCCCTTGACTGAAGAGTTCCCGTCGCTATAGAAAGACCCGCACTCGCACCAGAAATCGCTAAACCACCCGTTCCAGTAAGATTTATCGTCCCGTTTCCAGAAACGGTGAGAGCAGAACCAGATGAAGCCGTCAAGTTCATACTGACGGCTGTAATACCACCAGCACTCGTAATCAAAGGACTACCCGAGCCGAAGTTTGCATAACCCGCTATAGAAAGGGCGGGAAGGATTGTTGATATTGATGTGGATATGAGTTGTCCTATGGTGGAAAGTGTTCCAGTAATATTTGTAAGACTGTATGTCGTCGCTCCTACCGAAGTCTTTCCAAGTGTTGATGTCGTGCCGATTTCCGTGTAAGCATTTGTTCCAGAAACTCCCAACTTGATAAGACCCGTCGTAGGCATTTGGATTATCGGCGTTGTTCCAGTAGCATTTATTACATTTCCAGTGGTAGCAGTAAGGGTAAGAGTTCCCCCGCTGTTTATATCACTACAGCCAATATCACCAGTAGTAATATCCCCCCCTGAAACAATAGTTCCAGCACCATCATCAAAGTTAGAAGCATAAACATTATTAGCATTCACATCACCATTATACATACTCGCAGTGCCGTCTGTAATCGTTCCACCGCTGATTGTTGTAGCCGAGATTGTTGAACTTGCTGAAATGCTCGTCGCCCCTGTGATTGCTCCAGAAGTCGCCGATAGAGTTCCATCGGTCAGCGTCGCTCCTTGAACTGTTCCGGAAAAGATCGGACTGGCGATAACATTCACCGTCGTAGCACCGCCCACCGTGCTTGTTGATATGTTCGTTCCATCTACGATACTTGAAGTCGTTGCCGTAGTGCTTACGGAAACAACTCCAGCCGATGTGGTAGCGACTATAGGGGCGACGCCATTTACTGCAGTAATACCCGCTCCGCTTGTTGGTGGAAAGGAAGGATATATACCACCACCGGGAACAAAAGACATTCTATGTTATTAGCAGATATTTATTCAGCCGTTAATACTACAAACCGCCTTCACTGCCGACAGTTTCATATCCTTATACTTCTCATCTTTTAGCAATTCAGTTAGCGTCGCCTTCAGAACTTCATCTGCGGTTGCAATCCGGGCTTGGATCGCGTCCTTCTTTGCCTTATCCTGGCGTGAAGCATAAGCAATCTTATTACGCTCGATAATCACATTCTTGTTCGCTTCATAATAAGCCTTCTTGGCTTCGCCGTTGTAAGCATCTCGCTGTCTTGCAAGAAGAGCATCTTTGTTCTTCTTGTAATACCTTTGGTATGGGGTCAAAGTCTCCATCGTGTCTCTGTATAGTATTAGGAAAATATGTTTAAGCCATTTCACCCAAGCACAATCCAGTTGAAAGGCTGTCCCACTCCACCACTTACGGTGATTGTAAAAGTCTGTGCTGTGGGGTTAATATTTGATACCGTCCAAGTCGTGGCGGGGTCTGGGAGTGCATTGTATCCCGTGATGACGACTACGCTACTGGAAGTTATTCCGGGGGCATTTACAACAATGCTGGAAGTAGAAAAGCCTGTTGAAGCAACGGCTACGCCGGGCGAACGGACATTCGTTCCCGCCAGTTGTGTCCCAAGTTGTCTAAATAGGCTGTTTGCTTCAAATGAAGCAAACTCCGTAGCACCAAGGGCAGTTGAAAGGTGGGATGATACGGACATTCTATAACTCTACACGATATAAAAAAAACAAGGTTTCACCCAACCTATACGACAAAGTATGTGAAGAACTCCGAAGAAGCAACCGAGTTAGTTAGCGTAAATGAGACACCGGGGACAATAGCGACCGAATAAGTTCCAGTAAGATTTGGGGGAGAAGTAAGGACTACCGTTGAAGTAGCAACGATGCTGGGGCAAGGAATAGCACCCGAACTTCCTGCAGTCATCTGAAGCGTATTATACAGAAGGTTCGGTCTTGTGGTGGTAGAACCAGGGACGCTCGTCAGTTTCTTGAACCGGAAGGCAGGGTCGATTACCGCTGGGCGTGTAAGATCGGGAGTTAGATAGGTGGAAAGCGACATTCTATAACTCTATACGATATAAAAAAAGTCCGGTTTCAACCATCCACCCAATATACCACACTCTGCCCTATATCGGAAACAGATGTGCTTGTAAGCGTGAAAGACCCCTTACCGCCCGTTCCGCCAGTCGGGTTTATAACGACTGAATATGCTCCGACCGGGTCTGCGGAAGTAGCCCAGTTTTTGGACTGCGTAATCACTACCTGCGAAGCAGTCGTGATGTTAGGGCAGTCAGCGGTGAAGGTTGCACCACCCGGTGGGACAGTAGCCACCGTGGTCGCAAACAGCCGGGAAATGTTCGCCCCCGAGCCATAAGAACCCGCTCCACCGAGAATGCGAAACTGTGTATCTCCAGCGAATATGCCCTGCGATGTGGGGGTGCTGATTTCTGAAAGGAAGGTTGAGACGGACATTCTATAACTCTACCCAACATAAAAAAGAATGCGGTTTCGCCCTAACCGATAACCGATAACCGATTGAAAACGGAATACTTTTGGGGAAGGTCATCCGGGTTGGTGGGACGGGGGTCTTCTGGGAAAAGTGGAAATCCAAATCTATACAACTTCTGTCTCAATCGGTTATCGGTTATCGGTTAGAACTGAAAAGTGAAACAAGAAAACCTTGCTGGTGTGCTTGACCGCAAATTACATACTTTTGTAGATAACAAGCATCGAAGGCTTAACATTAGGGGCTTTTTTCGTTGGCTCTCGGGGATTAATAAAAGCCAAACGACCTTGTATGAACCTTAATTCGGCTTGGTTATAAACATACTTGTGGAAGGCTTTTGTATCGGTTATTGCATTTATTAGCATAACAACAGTCTTTCCCTTCTTCCATTCACTGTGAGCCTTTTCTATCCATAGCGACACCTTACTATAAGGCGGATTGCAAAAAGAAGCAGACCCCCATTCAATCGCCAGACCGTCAGGATCGCCATCTTTCCAATCAATCGGGCAGGGGTCAAAGTTAAAATGAAACTCTGCATTCAGTTTATCATACAAGTCTTTCGGGGTCGCCCACTTGTCCGACTTTGATACGGGCATATATCCAGCCATCTCTACACTTTAGTAAAAGATTTTTTGTTTCAAATATCCGTAGAAATATCCCGGTTGCGGTTTATTCCTTGTAAAAATATATTGGCTATGAATATAGAAGAATGACTTCACTCCGGAACGACCTTGCCTTCGGAACAAATGAAGAAGCCAATCTAATGCCCCGGCTTGAAAGTGTTTTTGGTAATAAACTGGAACGCCAACTTGGTTTCGCGTCGATGGATTACAAGTCCCCAGAGAAGCCACTCTATGTTGAACTCAAGACCCGCCGTATCAAGCACGACCAGTATCCGACTGCATTGATATCCGCACACAAAGTTGATTTCTGTAAGAAGTCCAACTCTGATTGCTACTTTGTATATCAATACACCGATGGGCTGTTCTATATCAAGTATGACGAGCAGTTATTCAACTCCTTCTGGACGGACACTTATCGTCGTAATGAGAGTTCTGATATGGTTGCACGGGACAAGCAGACGACCTTCATTCCCGTCCGTTGCTTGAAGCCGTTGCCGAATTGTATTAGCGTCTAAATACATTATTACGGTTATTACGACCCGTAGCAGGGATTACAGCATTTGTCGAATGGAGTTGCTTCGTTCCTAATGTTTCATAGTCATCGCTTGGAGAGAAGAACCCCGAAGATGAAGTGTTGTATTCAGAAGCACCGTTATCTTCATTTCTCTTGATATACTCCCGCCACTGCTTATTCGCATAAGTTCTACTAAACAAAAAGAAGGGAATGTCTGGGTAATCGTCTTCTTTGAAAGCCATACGATTATAATGAACCCCCTTATCACGGCTTGAATAACGGGGTAAGCCCCAATACACTTTATCATCTCTCGGATCAGTCCAAGCGATGGGGGGAAAGGCATATCCAGTATCGCCAATCCACCAACGCTTCTTATCTTCGTCATATTCCAAGTCCTTTTCTTTCAGTCCCCAGTAGTCCCATCGATGAACTTGGTCGTATTTTATTTCTTCGGGTGTCTTGGCTCGTTTCGGGGGACGCTTGTATTTCACTACTTCAGCCCCATCGGGTTTGAAAATATTTTGTATATGCTCCGACCAATCTTCTGGCTTCTTTGCATCATAGCGAAATGGTTCAGCAGGTGGTTTCTTGTATTCACCCTTGTGCTTTACTTTTGTTTTTCGCATCATACGACGGACAAAAGCAACTCCCTTCCTTGAACCACCGGTTGTTTCATCGTCAAAGACATTCATTCTATATCAGTGCAATAGTTTATTTAAAAAACCTTACCCCAATCGCCGTCCAGTATAACTTTCCGTTCTCCATCTTTAAGAGAAACCGTGATAGCCTTCTCTTTTACATAATTGGCTACATCTCTCAAAAAAGCACTGGCGGTGTCGTATTGTTTCCCCCAAAATCTTTCACTATCAGCCTTATCAACATACTTCAGTATGTCTTGTATAGGGGAAGCAAGTTCTACTTTATCGCCTATCTTATAATGCTGAACTTCCATACCAGCAAGTTTTTCAGTCATACTCTTTCTCATATCAACCGGTAGGCTCTTAATATTGGGTATATCGCCTTTCCCAGAACCAGTTTTGATTGCCTTGCCCGTAGCGTCAATCTTGCCTTCACGATAAGCCTTCAGACGACGAGCCACAGTAGGCTGGGAAGTATCACGACCATACTTCTCCTTTGCTATTTTCACTATTTCTCTGGTGGTTGGCTCGGGCTTTTGAGTTGTAAAGATGTGAATGATTAGTTCATCAATACCCATACTACGAGCGGGTGCAGTATCTATAATCTCATTCTTCTGTGCGGGTGCTTTCTTCACCTTTACCGTCCGAGTTATACCATTCTTGCTAATCATCGCTTTCACAAACTTGGAACGCTTCGGCTCAGATATCATAGAAGGATTGAATGGGTCAAACTTCCCTTCCCAGTCATCAGGAGACCAACCAGCATAACGACTATTGATCGGGTTAGATACGGCAAGGGGAAATCTCGTAGGGTCTTTTGCATAAGGACGCTTATATGCTTCATCGCCGGGGACTGGGTCGCCTTCGCGATCACCACGCACACGCCCAAGCATCCAGCGAACATACTGTCCCTTGTGGCTACGCTTACCACCCGCCAATCCTGCATCAAATAAGTCATCTACAAGTGCCGTTGCGTGTTTGTGAAGCGGATGGTTCTCTTCCCGAAGTTGATACGGTGTATCCATACTGGAAGGTTTCCGACCACCTTGGCGGGGGTTGTTGTTCGTCTGGCTCATCAGTCTCCCAGTTGGTTCAATCGGAACAGGGGGCATTCTATATTCAGTGTATCGTTTTTATTTGTGAAACAAAATCCCGTTTAACAATAGATATGTCAAACGGACTAAACGGCACAACTGGAACAACTGGTGCAACTGGCTGTATTGACTTGCCTTACTTTGCTACGATTACCACAAGATGTGAAGAGCCAGGTTGTTTTTCGAATAGGGGTTGGTTTTCCACTCCCCTTTTATCGCCGAATGGGACTTCTGAAAAGTGTTTCTCTTCTTATCCGAGTAGCCTTCCGGGAAATAACCAAGGCTCTCCAAATGGGAATATATCAAGAAGTCCCCATAGCCCACCCTACCAAACCTTACAGTCTTACCAGATGGGTCAGTCAGTTCCAACTTGTGTATCTTATCCCGTGAAAATCGGAGAGAAGACCCATTATATTTCTTCGCTTTCCGATTTGCTTCAGCAAGATATCTCTGGGGGTCTATGTCGTAGCCCGACAGTTGGTCTTGAAATCGCAATGCTGAACGGCTAACAGGCATTTACTCTATATTTAGTTCTACCATTTTATTACCGCCAACCATAACGGGCTTCAACTTGTGATGATTGGCTTTCAGAACCTTCTTGAGTTCCTTGCTCTGATCTGCATACTCCGACTGCAATGCCTTCTTGGTCGGGTGCTTGAATATATTCAGCAACTTCTCGTGTTCCTTTACGAATATGTTTAGCGGTATGCTAACCCCACCTTCCTTTCTCATTGCCGAATACAAGGCTCTCATCTGTGCCTTGGCTCGTTCTATCGGTAATGGTTCTTTTGAATGCTTCACACCATTTTCACCAACGACCCAATACAAATCTCGTTTTGGGGCTTTGCGAAGTTTATACGGCATTTCTACATTACCAAATATATTATTCCACCGCTTATACTGCAGGGGACTTCTTCTTGAATAAGAATGTCTCTTCTGTTATCTTCGCCTTTCCACCCGTGTTTCTCGGGGTTGCCGACATACCCACGACTTCCCTGCACTCCCAACCGTATTTTTCGTGATATTCAACGACCTTATCCTTAAGTTTCTGCTTCTTCATATTCTTGACCGACCAAGCACTCGTGCCGTCATCTTTCAAACAACGAAGGCACTCGCGAATGACCTTCTCCAAGAAGTTCTCGCACCAACTATCCCAGGTGGGGAACTTCTTAACGCTTTGTGTCTCTTCGTGGCTATATACTTCCAAATCAAAGTAAGGGGGCGAAGTTATCACAAGGTCATAAAACTTGCTCTGCAGTTTGGGTAGTGCATCTTCTGCCCCTTCCATTAATAGAGTGGCTCGGTCAGAGACACCACAGAACTTCGCCATATCTTGTAGTCCCTTGTATGTCTTTGTAAAGGGTTCAATACCCGTGAAATGAGTGTCTTTGTGTGATAGAGTTCCCAGAAGCCTTCCACCCCAACCAACCGAGCAGTCCAACACTTGTTTTGCATTACAATATGATACAATCCCCTTTGTCAGGATGGGTCTATATACAGTAGGTAGTGGGGCTTTTGAGAAGAAAGCCAAATTGCGTCTGATCTCGCTTTTGTATATCTTTGTATAGTGCTGTTGGGTGCGTTCCAACGCCTTCTGCCGTAGTTCTGCATTATCCCAGTTCTTCGCAATGCTTTCCCCTGTCGGGCTTTCTACATCCCAGAAGTGGGGTTGGAAGGTTTCTATGATTAATAGTCCTTCGCGGTTATGACACGACACCAGCGTCTTGTTCTCACTCTTCACCAACTTCTTCCAATCATTCAGCATATCTTCAGGGGGGTTCGTCGTGAAAGGCACTTCCATCTCTATATACTTATATAGAAGGAAATGTTTAAACCCTTTTCTCCGCAAATACCGGGGAGTTTGGCTTTGAACCTTTTTGGGGGGATTTTTGCATTCATATTTTTTTCTGAAATCCGACAGCGTTTTTAGGGGTTTTAGCAACTATATTATTCCCCCTTGACTTCCACCGCCGTATCCGCCTTCTTGAAAGGGTTCATCTCTTCTACACCACACACATAATACCATAACTTGCCGATGGAGTTAGATAACTTCCACTTCAAGTCCTTATGCACCGTCGAATAGGCAACGGTGGTCTCGCCCGTAGTGCTTTCGTTCGCCGTAGTCTCAAGTTCCTTACACTTGATCGCACTCTCCATAACTTTTAGCAAAAGGTCTTCCAGTTCAACCATATCAAAGCCGGGCATTTGGTTCTATATTCTTACCATAGGTAAAAAACGGGGAGTTGAAACGCAAAAAAGCGAATACTGGACTTGCCCTTCCCACCACACTATTGCAGTTCGCGTTCTTTGATGCCCCGCCTATGTTTCTTGCCTTCCTGCACGACTTGTTGCTCTATGTCGTCAGGAAGTTTGATTAACTTCCCCAATTCCCGTCCGATTTTCTGTGGCGACAAGCGTTGCTTACACTCATCTACGATAAAGTCAATGATAGACTTACACGACACCGTATCGTTGGGGTCGTTGGTAATCTCATACCGCTCTTCCAGTAAGGTCTTGAAGTCGCCATTCACATCACCCATCCACTCCTTGGTGTCTTCCATCAATGCGGGTGGCTCGTGGAGTTTTCCATTCCAGCGTTTCTCTTCATCCGTCATCTCATTGTAGATGTCGCACATTACATAGAACAGGGCGTCCTTGTATTTTATGTCGTGTAGGAACTTGTCTTTCAGACTTGGGTCGCTGGGACGCTCATCAGATCTGCATTGTTCCAACGGCTTCTCCACAAAGTGGTTGCGGTATCGCATTACTCGAATACGAACCGCAGTCCCACTATCCTTCGGAGTAATCTCGGGCAGGTCATTCGCAAAGACCCACATACTGCAACGATTGATAAACTTCTCTTCGTCCTTGTGATTGATACGGGTCTTCATTTCATCACCGCCAGAAGACATCGCCTTCAATAAGTTGCCGTCAATAGGGGTCTTATCCATACGGAACTCATTACTCATACCGAGCCGACAGCCGATTGTCTCCCGCATCCACGCCAACTTCTTGGCTTCGTCTTGACCGTTGCGTGGATTGTATTTGAGATTGTTCGGATCAAATCCGCATATATATCCACCGAATGCTCCCTTCATCGCATCCGTCAGAACGCCCTTACCACAGTCCGCTTCTCCAACGCCAAAGTGGAACTTCTTGCGTCGGTAATCGCCCATCAGCCCCACGCATAGAGCCTTCTTCAAATACACGCCTACCGTCTTACCATCGGCTTCGTCAAAAGCGTTGATGAATAGGATTTCATTCACCTTCTTAATCATCTCTTCATCCCGCTCCTTCGGAAAGGGGCGGTCAATACGCTTGTTGAAGACGATTTTGGGGTCAAAGCCTTCTGTGAAGCCCGTATTGAAATCAAAGATGCCGTCTGCGAACAGCAACTTGTGCTTGGAACTGTCGGCGTTCCGATTGATGAACTGTGTGTCTTCCAACGCAGGAAGCACCCACTTCTTCATATTCATCACATTGCACTCCTTACCGCCATAGTTAATCACATCATCGCCGTTCTTGAAGATCAACTTCGCCTTGTGCTTGACTACCATCGTGCGGAAGGCGGTCTCGTTGTTCTCCCATAGACCCGTAAGGTCGTTGAAGTAATAGACTTCACCGCCATCACGGGCGATGTTGTCGCCACACAGATTGACAAAGAAGCGTCCAGCGTATTCGTCATCAATCAGTTCCTTTGTTTCCGTCTCGGGCATTTTGAAGTGGTGCTTGAAGGGCTTGACTACAATATTCACTGTATGTCCCGTCGCCTTCAGAACTGCAAGTTCCATACCACGCAAATGCTCGACAGGGAACTCGGTTTCACCTTCCAGTTTGCGGACTTCTCCACCATCGTGAATGAAGATATCCATCTGCCGACCCACAGTCTTCAAATACCCGTCCATAGCCAACAGACAATGGCTCTCTTCCGTTTGTAGGATAAGGGCGAATAGTGAGAACTTCGGGTTGGGCTTCTTGGCTACGATTTTATGGTGTTGCTTGTATTTCATCCAGCAATACTCCACGATTTTCTTCATCTCGGTTTCCACTTCCCGTAGGTTGCTGAAGTCGCCATCAGGAGCAAGTCCATCGTCGTTGTAGTATTCGGAATACAACTTGATTTGACCGCCATACGCCACCTTCAGATACGCCGTCTTTGCAATACCACGATTGCTTGATAGACGCTTCAGACATTCATCGCGATTGTTAATGTAGTGCTTGATCGCGTCGGTCTTCAGCCCCCATCCATCCGCCAACTTCTGTAGGAAGACATAGTGGGCGTTTTCCATATCGCAGTCCCAATAATGCTTCTCCAGGAGCGGATTACGCATATCAAAGGGAAAGGCTTGTAGCCCTTGACCGCCGTGTGGGTATAGGCGACCAAGGCGGTCGGCTTCACAACCAGCACCATAGTGATAGACGACTTCTACTGCGTTGCCGTGTAGGCGACCACGCTTGTATCGGGAAAGGTTTCCCAAGTCCTTCTTGCTGAATGTCTTTGTTTCTCGCAACAAAGCGTCCATTACATTTGGGTCATATAGTTCAACTTTCACAATCTTCAGGTCGGTATTCACGACTGCAGGGGGGGCGACTTCAACGACAGACATTTCTTCCTATACTTATATAAAAGGAAATGTTTAAACCCTTTTCTCCGCAATCCGGGAAGTAATGCAAAACCCGGGATTAATACAACTGGGTTTTTATAGACGGCAAATCCGGATTTTCAGCCGTCAATTTTTTTTTCCAAATCTTACAGCGTATGACGCTAATGCCGTCATAGGGCGATTTCATTCAGTCGCTAAACACTTGAATACGCTGTCAAAAATGGAAAAAAAAATTGACTTGGATTTTTTCCGAAAATAAATCAGGAAAGAAAAAGGGAAATGAAGGAAGTAGATGTGGAACAAAGCATTGCGGAACTACTTGAAGACAAGGTGGGTGTTTGCTGTCTTCCTATTATGGTTTTCAAAGATCCTATAACTCAAAATGTATCTATGGCTTCTGTGGATACAGAAAGTGTTTCAGATAAATCCCGCCGTCATTTGGGTAGGTTTGTTTTGAAAACTATGGTTGATAAGAAACTTCGAGTAGGAAGTATTGCTGGTTTTCGTGGAGACCTATTTACTGCGTGTGTTATGCGATTTAAAAAGGACTACTATGAAGTTTGCTTTCATAATAAGCAGGATGCAAAGGAGTGTCCCCACGCTTCTACAATTGAATAGTTCCGCCAACCGATAACCGATTGAAACAGAAGTTGCATAGTTTGGGATTTCCCTTTTTTATAGTAAAAAGCACCGCTAAAGCCGTGCTAAACACTTGAATACGCTGTCAAAAATGGAAAAAAAAATTGACTTGGATTTTTTTCCAAAAGTTTATTAATACAAGAAGAAGAAATGACTGGTAGTATCGAAGCAGAGCATTTTAATAGTCAGAGTATTTTCGCCATCAACGATGAAGCATTCTTTCGTATGGCTGGGGAGACCCACGGTAAGGGTAAGCCGTTTGTATATTCCTACATCGGTCTATGCCCCCATAGCAAACCATCTGAATGTGTATGCCCCAAGTTCAAAAACTACTGGCGGGATGGATATATGTGGCGGGAGTTCCAGGGCAACTTGAAGATGGTCTTTCCAGGGTCTGCTATTCTTATGTCGATGAATACAGATAACTGGATCGGTCGTATGCTTCGTGGTGAGCCGTTAAAGGTGGTGAAAGAAGATGAACTGGGGAAGTATTGGTCTGTTGAGAAGTAGTTAAGCAGATAGTCGATAAAACAAAAATAAAAAAAGGTGCTATGGTTATGCATAGCCCACCCTTTTTTATAGTAAAAAGCACCGCTAAAGCCGTGCTAAACTACTTAACTACGCTGTCAGATTTCAGGAAAAAAATTGACGCAACTTTTTTCCGAAAATAAATCAGGAAAGAAATGTGTGATATGAAGGAATGTATTGATTGTAATAGGGATGATGAAAAGGAGATGGAAGTAGCGATCGGGTTGCTCCAGGACATAGCCGAAGAGAATAAGTTCATAACCAGATGGTCGTGTGATGAACTTGAACTACCCATACGCGATTTCAGTGAAAAGCACGGCTTCAAATGCAAGAAGGTGAAACGGGTTTGCTACTGTGTGAGAGATTTGAAACCGCAGGTAATGAAGATAGAAGGGGATACTATGCTCGATGTATGGAAAGCATTTGATAAACTATTGAGAAAGTTTGAGTGCGGTCATATCTTCATAGAGAGCCTTACTGAAAAGGATGGTTTCCTTGAAATTGACTGTGGGTCTTAAAGGAACTCGTTCGCCAACCGATAACCGATAACCGATTGAAAACGGAATACTTTCGGGGAAGGGTGTTTGGGGGTATGGTTGGGGGTATTACTGGGAAAAGTGGATTTTCAAATCTATACAACTTCTGTCTCAATCGGTTATCGGTTATCGGTTATTGCAGAGAAGAACACTTAAACATTTCCTAATATAGTATAATAGATATGATGGACTTATCCACCGCCACCGCCCTTTTGCATAAGACGAAGGAAGAGAATGTTATGCTGAAGTTGCGACTTGTGAAGATTATGATAATCCTGGAAAATGTAATAAAGACTATGGAACGCTCGAAGGATGCTATAATGTCTCAACTATCCGAAACTGGCGTGGGACTGCCTGATGATTAGCAGAAATGACGGCTTAAACATTTCCTACTATGTAGTAATAGGAAAGATGCGAGTGATCGTTGAAGCGAATAACGAGAAGAAGGAGTTCTATAGTATGAAGGAAGCAATGAAGCACTATGAATACAAGTCTTATAAGAAGTTTGCAGAAGAAATGAAGTTCAAAAGAGTATATGACGCGGGACACTGGAATACTGTAGATATTGATTATCTAAAAATGATTACTGTCCGTAAATATCGCTTCGCCGACTGATTATTAATCTATTGGTGGAGAATACGGGTGCTAATAGAAACAAATGAAAACGGGGGTTTTTTTCTCGTGTGTTTCTTTTTTGGAAAATATTCCCGTAAATATATAGATGCCGACCCCGACCTTATCCTTCACCGAGAGCAAGACCGCTAAGCCCATAGCCTTTGTAAAAGGGGGAGATGATGATAGGCAAGTTCTCTACTTGCACGAAGATAAGCCGAGCATTATCCACCGCTCCAAGAAGGAGATTAACGCTAAACACTACCAAAACGACCTTCTGAAGTTCCCGGTGCGTGAGCGTGTGGGAATACTAAACCGCCTAACGGAAGCCAAGATGAAGGGGCTTCCTGTTAGCAGTCTTATTGAACCCGAAGAAGTGAAGAAACTTTATGAAAAAGTTCTGCACGACGAAGAGAATGAAAGGGAAATCGACCTTAATACTGATAGTATGTTCCAACCCATCCCATCAACCGACCCTAAAGTTCGCACCGTCTGGTATGTCTGCGGTGCTTCAGGGAGCGGGAAAAGTTATTTCGTCAGGGGAATTGCCGAAGCCTACAAAAAACTCTTCCCGGAGCGTGAAGTATATCTTATTAGCCAACTGAAGGAAGACGAGACGCTCGATAAAATGAAGATCGGGAAGCCCAAGCGGATTAATGTAGATAGTCTTGTGGAGAACCCACCCGAGATTGAAGAGTTTAACGACTGTCTGATTATTTTTGACGATATAGACACCCTTCCAATGACTACATACAAGGTTGTATTGAAGTTGATTGATACTCTTGCAATCCAAGGGAGACACAGCCGAACTTCAATGTGCTTTAGCACACACTGGCTTTCAAACTATAAAGCCACCAGACTTATTTTGAACGAGATGACCCACCTTGTAGTATATCCCCAAGCCACTGCATTCAAACCGCTCAAGTATCTCCTGGAGACGCACCTTGGACTTGATAAAGATGATGTAGCACAACTAAAGCGTATGGGAAGTCGTTGGGTATGCTTTCATAAAAACTTCCCCCAATACCAGATTAGCGAACATTCAGCGAAGTTATTAAACTAACTGATAGTATATGAACTCAAGTATGTCTTCCCCCGAACCAATCCCTTCTATGGACTTGGCTGGTGGTTTAGCAGGTGGCGGTATCATTGGTGCTGTTGCAGTCGCTGTAGGGCTATTCTATCATTACTTCCGCCATACCCGCCTACGGTCTGTGTGCTGTGGTAGGACGGCTGAAATGTCTATGGACTTATCCACTTCCACACCCCCGCTAACGGCTATTAGCGTCCCAAAACCCCCTTGAAAAATGGGGGGGTGCTATGGAATGTATTGTATTTTTTTATTTTGTTTAAGGGGGGCGATTAAGCCGACCAGTTCTTCTCGTCCGCGAATAGGCGGATAGTCCAGCGGGTCTTGGAGTAAGTGATCTCAATACCAGCAATCTTCTCCGCGTTGTGAAGACGCTTGAACTCATTGCGGAACTCCACCATCTCCTTCATACTCTTCTTGAACTCGGGTTTGTCCGCCAACAACTCTGCAGGGTTCAGGAAGTCGTCCCAGTAGTGGTCGTTCCGCTCCAGCACAAAGCACCAGATGAGCGAAATCATCGCCCAATCACGAGCCTTGCGGTTCTTATGGATGGTGGCGAGAAAGGGCTTGACATCACCGAACTTCTCCCAAGACCGCTTCATAGTCAGATACGCCATCCGCATATCACCATCCGCGAAGTTGTTATCAAGTTCATAGGGGAAAAGGCAGTCAGATACGGAAGACAATAGCAACACCAAGGCGTTCTCCGTCTCAATACCAAAGGTGGCTACATTCAGCCAATCAGCCATAGGAACTTCTTCTTTCAAAGCGGGGTAGTGGTTGCGGAAGCACATCGCGATCTCATCCACCTTTGCATCCATAGGAAGGCGGTCAGGCATATCCACGCCCAGCGTCGTCGGCTTGGAAACATCCAGACCGTTATACTTCTCCGCCATACGCTTCTGAAACGCCTTGAAATGCTCGGTCTCGTGGTAATCCATTTGAGAACGGGGGGGCTTCTGCAACTATTTGTTTTGGAAGACGGCGGTAGGGGATTTCGGGCGTTCAATTTTATTTCTGAAATCTGACAGCGTAAAACGATGCTTTAGCACAGTGAAATGACGCTTTAGCGGGGGGGTATTCCAATAAAAAATGATGGGCTTGTAGCCGACCATTTTTTATTTTTATTTTGAAGTGTTGCATTTTGTTTTGTTTTACGCCACATCGTCAAACTTCACCTTACAGATGTGAAGACCCGCACCGAAGAACTGGTTGAGTAGCATAGCCACAGGAGAAGTGCGGTGGTCTTCGCCTTCCTTATACCAAATCTCCGTAGTAATCGTCGCCCTACGCTTCTTGCCGTCCTTGTGCTTGAACTCATAGAACCACTCCGTGTCGCCATCGACCTTCTTCATCTTGTGCGTCTCCACATACATCTTCGTCTCGCCATCATACTCCTTCTGGTTATACACGCCCAGATCGTTCTTCGCCCACAGCCACGCAAACGCCACATCGCCATTGATATCCATCGTGGGAATGCCCTTGGTAAGAATATACACGCCAAGTTCGCGGGGGTCGGCGGTCTTCTGGTTGGTGAAGATTTTGGTCTTGAAGTTCAGCACTTGCTCCTTCAGGTTGCACTGCTTGACGGTCATCTTGAATGCTCTTCTGCTTCCTTCGTTTTATGATATCCGTTTTCGGAAAAAAGTTGCGTCAATTTTTTTTTCCAAATCCGACAGCGTATAACGCTACTACCGTCATAGGGCGGTTTCATTCAGACGCTAAACACTTAAAAACGCTGTCGGATTTCAAAAAAAAAATTGACGGCAAAAAATCCGGTTGGAAAGTTATATCAAACAAGAAGGAGCATCCCAGTCTTCAAGTCTTCCGCCTTTGCAAGATGCCCCAGTTCTATGAGACCGATAACCTTACCTGCTGGTTCTATGTGGCTATCACAGAGCATTATGAGTTTCTTAAGGGGGATGATAAGGAATATGCAACCGAGTGGAAGAAGGAGAATATGGTTAATATTGAAGAGATGAAGAACTGGTGTGATAATTATATTTCCGAAAGCGGGATGCTGGATTTGAAATGCCCCTTCTCCCACGCAGTAATGAATAGTGTCGATTGGAATGAAGTGTATGAAAACGCCAAGGAGTTCTTTGAAAACGAAGACGAAGAAGAGCAGACTTATAACCCAAAGACCACGATTGTGAGCGGTATTAAGTGTAATTACTGTAAGGGCGAACTACCGCCTATGACGATGGCGGATCATCTCGACGGAAAGTTCAACCTGACTTGCCCCCACAAGTAAAAGCAATACAAGCCAAACACTTCAAAATAAAAATAAAAAATGGTCGGCTACAAGCCCATCATTTTTTGTATGAAGAAAAGCCACGCTAAAGATATCCAGCGATAACCGATAACCGATAACCGATTGAGACAGAAGTTGTATAGATTTGAAAATCCACTTTTCCCAGTAATGCACCCAACATTACCCCCAAATACCATTCCCCGAAAGTATTCCGTTTTCAATCGGTTATCGGTTATCGGTTATAGACCTAACCGGAACAGAACAGACTTGGAAGCCTTGGCGAGTTCTTCATCAATCTTCTCCTTCATCTGCTCTAATGGTTTTGTAAATCCCGCTACGCTAAACTTCTTATGTTCCAAGTCCCATAGGGTCTGCAGGAACTTCGGTTCGGCAGTTAGAAAGGCTGGGATACTATAGACATTCCCCATTCGCATACGAAATCCAGAAAGTTCCTTATGAATATGTTCTTCATCAAAGCGATCAAAGTTCTCCAGCAAATACAGTAGGGTCGCGATATCCGACGACAATAGATATAATCTTCCCAAATCGCCATTCAGTATAGCCGACAATTCTTCACCCATACGAACTTCCTTGTTATACTTGGCTAATGAGAAACGCCGTTTGAGATACTTGAATGGATTGGCTTCCTTGTAATACTGCAAATCTTCTTTCATAGAGCCGATGAAGTCCGTCTCCACTGTGCTACAACGCTTACCAGCAACATAGACATCATAGATGATACTGAACTCTACATAACGCCAACCAAGCCAAGCAACTACATCCATCTTAATAATCCCACCAGACAGAACGGCTTCCCCTAAAGTCATCTTGCGACCATCACGAAGTATTACAAATCCTACTTCCACTTCGCTGGGCTTCCAGCGGACTACATCGAACTTTATCTCTCGTTTTGCAGTCAAGCGGTTTCCCAAAGTGGCTTGTGCTTCTTTAAGTTCATCGTCGGAAATAATGCCTTTTCTGTGAAGTTCATCAAGTTTGGGTTTCGCGTTGTCGGGAGATATTTTCCATTCGGGGACTTCCCCACACTTAATATCGCCAACATAACAACCGTCCGCTTTTGATAGTTTAGCGACGATAGATTGAAAGCGTTTTACAAACTCTTCCACCTTCTTTACCTTGACCGTTTCAAACAAGTCAAAGTCCCCTGCATATTGTTGTGATCTTATACCACTTGACCCAAGTATTTCAGCCCCACCTTCCTTATATGATATCATATTGATAACACGCAAAGCGTCGGTGCTATAGTTTAGGGGATATGCTCGTGTCTCAAAGATATTCATCTTACTAATAGGTAGTTTTGTTTTTAAAATAAATCACATACGAGTAATAGATGGACTTCGCACAGATTAAGGCATATCCCTTATCGGATGCCGATATAGAAGCGATACTGGGTAAGACGGTCATTATGACTTATCCGGAACTGCAAGATGTGGAAGATATAGAAGAGATATTTGATGAAGATGGTCGCTCTGTGCTTCTATTTTTAACGGAGAACGACCAAACGGGACACTGGACGGGGCTAATTCGTAGTGCAGATATGATTGAATATTTTGACCCCTACGGCTCTGCTCCCGACGCAGATCGCAAGTGGCTCTCCAAAGAGAAACTACGGGAACTCGATGAACTAAAACCACATCTAACACGCTTACTTCGCAAGTCCAACCTGAAGGTGTATTTCAACACCTACTCTTTTCAAGAAGACAAGGATAGCGTCAATACTTGCGGGAGATGGGTCGTGTCAAGATTATTACATCGGAAGAAGACACTCCGTCAGTTCTACAATATGGTAATGAACTCGGGCTTGAAACCCGACGACTTCGTGTCCGCATTAACTTTTGAAATAATAAAAAAGTAGTATATGTTATAGAATGGCTGACCGATATTCCACTTCGGTGTCTTATCAGCAACAGTTGAAGGACGACCAGTCCCCCGACATTATCTACTTGAACGCCGACATCATCAACAACAACACGAGTGCTTCCAACTACAGTCAGTTAGGCGACCCGCAGATCCGTTTCAATGAGAACAGAGATACGCCCATTCTGAAGGACAGCAGTCTTTACAACTTCTCCATTGTCCGCTTCTCTATGAACGGTGCAGGAAAGGATCTACCGCTCTTCATTCCGACTATCCTGACGAACGGCAACAATCTTGGTATAAGCGGGTTTGCTTCTGATGTCAATCTGACCTGCTACTCCACGACCATCTGTGCTAACTTAACATACAACAACGGTGCTGGAACGCCCACCACGATTTCCGTGTATAGCCCCGAGACCTTTGTAAGTTTCATTCCAGAGACACAGAACATTATTCTCGCCCCTGTGCCGACAGTCCCCCCGTATCCGGATGCCCCCCCTTGGTCGGCTGTGATACCTTACGCACAGAACGACCAAGTAGGCTACCTTGGATACCAATGGACTTCGACACGGAATAACAATCTAAATAACACGCCCCCTGCTCTCCCTACGGGAACAAGCATATATTGGAACTATGTGCCGTATCGTGGTATTGAAGACCAAGATGTAAGCACTCGCTACTATTGGGTATATACTTATGCTTGGTGGGTTCAGTTGGTGAATAACACCTTTGCGACGGCAAACACTGCCCTGCAGACGGCTTTCAATACGCTATGGGTCGCCCCTGTTGGAACTCCTATTACTGTGAATGGAGTTTCATACAGTGGTGGTTGGGGACGGATAGCCCCTGCTCCTACGCTAACTGCCGTTCCGCCCAAGATGTTCTACAACACTACAACCAATCTATTCAGTATCTATTACGACAGCACGGCGTATGGTATGGATAGTCTCGGCAATCCTATCAACTCCGGTTCTGCAACGCAGTTCTATCAGTTGTTCTTCAATCCGAATATGTATGGTCTATTCACCAACTTCGCCAATCGTTATTGGGGAACAATCCCCCAGCCCAAGGGTCTATCGGGTCAGATTAGCGGTGGATGGGGCAGTAAGGGTATTACGAACAATGTCAATCAAGTATTCCCCGGTCTTACGAACGAAATGCTGGTCTATAACTATTTAGGGCAGAATGTGCTATCAACGACGACCCCGACCTATGTGGTTATGTCGCAGGACTACGAGAGCAACAGCACCCTATGGTCTCCGGTTGCAAGTATTGTATTCACTACGACCCTTCTTCCGGTGGCTAACGAACAGCAGACTGTCCCGGTTCAGTATGGAAACAGCAATACATCGGCGAGAACGACCCCGTCCGCATTCAACCCCATCATCACAGATATCTCTCTTGCTCTCAATCGTGCTTCCGACTGGCGTGGCTTCATTGAATACAATCCGTCCGCCGAATACCGCATTACGGCATTCCAGAACGGGCAGAATGAAATCCGGCAGGTCGATGTCGCCGTCTTCTGGAAGAACCGCTTGGACGGCAAACTCTACCCCCTGCAAATGTTTAATCTCTCCAGCGTGTCTATGAAACTTATGTTCCGCAAAAAGAACCACAACAACATCTCCGTCTAAATATCCGGTGTAGCGTTTTAAGGATTTTTTTTATATTTGCTAAAGTTATAGAATGGCTACATCCGACATCGCCAAGGAAGCGGTTTTCGACGATCGCATCGTCCAGCACTCTCCCGCCTACGCTGTGAATAAGGGAGCATTAAGTTTGACGGCTGTTCCTTTCCAGGCGATTTCGCAGACGACCACCCAGCACACCTACAATATCAATGTGCCTTCGCAGAATGTTTTCATTGACCGTGCAGTGGATTGGACTTCCACTTGCCCCCTTACGGTCGCCGTCGCCCCCATCTCCGTTCCCCTAACGGTCAATCAGCCCGTGCTGACTTTCGGGCAGGATTGTGCCTTGACGAACTTCCCGCTCCACTCTCTCGTCGGCACGATGACGGCGACCATCAACGACACCACGACCACAATGAATACTTCCGACATTCTCAAGCAGGTTCTCCGCCTGACTTCC